GTTTTAATGTGTGGGTCGCCAAAAGGTTATGGAAATTGGTCTTACGAAATGTTTGTTAAAGGCAAGACCGACCCTGAGTGGGATAGTTTTCAATTTACTACATTAGATGGTGGTATGGTTACAAAAAAAGAAATAGAACAAGCAAAACAAGACTTAGATCAAAGAACATTTAGACAAGAGTTTGAGGGTACATTTGAAAATTATGCTGGTGCTATTTACTATAACTTTCATCCAATAGATTCAGTAATTAATAAACCTATTGATTATAATAAACCTTTTTTTATTGGTGTTGATTTTAATACGAATCCAATGAGTGCCTGTGTTGGTCAAATAGAAAAAGATAAAATTTATATTGTAGATGAGATAGTTATTTATGGCTCTAATACTGACGAATTGTGCGAAGAAATAAGAGATAGATATGGTTTTAAAATACCAATAACAATATTTCCTGACCCAGCTTGTAAGCAAAGAAAGACATCTGCTGGTGGAAGAACAGATTTATCTATTTTACAAAATGCTAATTTTCAAGTTAAAGTAAAAAACAGACACCCAGCAGTAAGAGATAGAATCAATGCAGTTAATTCTAAACTTAAAGATACTAATGGAAATAGATATATTTTTGTTTCCAAATCTTGCAAAACATTGATAAAAGGATTACAAAGACAAACATACAAGGAAGATACAAATATTCCGAATAAAGAAGATGGATTTGACCATATGAACGATGCTTTAGGCTACATGATTGATTATATAAAACCTTTAGTAGTTCAAATGCCAAGTTCAAGACCAACTAGATGGACAATGAAATAGACTATGGCATATTCACGAGACGAAGCATTTGAAACTCACAAAGACTACAAAGAAAATGTTAATCTTTGGGAATATTACATAAGATCATATAATGGTGGATATGATTATACACTTGGTCAATTTTTAAATAGATATAATTTAGAATTAGACAACGAGTACAATCAAAGATTAGGTAATACTCCTTGCGACAATCATTGTAAAAACATTATTCAAATCTATTCATCTTTTTTATTTAGAGTAAAAGCATCAAGAGATTTTGGTGCTATGGCTGACGAAGCTAGTTTAGAATCATTTATAAAAGATGCAGATTTAGATGGAAATAGTTTTGACGCAGTTATGAAACAAGCTCAAAATTATTCTTCAATTTATGGACATTGTTTTTTAATATTAGATAAACCAAACATAACAACTAACACAAGAGCAGAAGAACTAGAGCAAGATATTAGACCATACTTATCAATTGTAACACCAGAAAATGTTTTAGATTGGAATTTTAAAAGAGAAATAAATGGTAAATATATTTTAGATTATCTTAAAGTAAGAGAAGAAGTAGATAAAAAAGGCGGAACTTATTTTAGAATATGGTATCTTGACAGAATTGAAACTGTCTATGCAAAATCAGACAGAGACGAGCCTGTTGTAATAGATACTGCCGATAATCTGATTGGCAAAATACCAGCAGTTATTTTATACAATTCCAAATCGCATAAAAAGGGAATTGGTCAATCAGACCTCGTGGATATATCGGACTTGCAGAAAGCTATCTATAATGAGTTGTCAGAAGTTGAACAACTTATAAGATTAACAAACCATCCATCGTTAGTTAAGACTCCATCGGTTAATGCCTCTGCTGGTGCTGGTGCAGTAATAGAAATGCCTGAAGAATTAGAGCCAAATTTAAAACCTTATTTACTTCAACCATCAGGGCAAAACTTACAAGCTATTATGGAATCAATTAACAACAAAGTAACTGCTATAAATAGAATTGCACACACAGGAGCAGTAAGAACAACAAAACAAGCAGTATCTTCAGGAATAGCTTTACAAACAGAATTTGAATTACTTAATGCAAGACTATCAGAAAAAGCTGATAATTTACAAATAGCAGAGGAACAATTATTTAGATTATACGCACTATTTCAAAATGCTACATTTGATGGAGAAATAAATTACCCAGATTCATTTAACATAAGAGATTATGCTACTGATTTAATTTACTATCAACAAGCAAAGTCATTAAGTATTGGTTCTCCTACATTTATGAAAGAAGTAGATAAAGAGATTGCAAGAGCAGTAGTAGATAACAACGAAAAACTTAACGAGATATTTGATGAAATAGACTCAGCTTCAGAAGTTGGTCAATTTACACAAGACGAAACTGAACAAGAAGATCAAGAAGTAGAGCAAGAGCAGATATAAAAAAGGCGACCATAAAGATCGCCTTTTATTAAATTTATTATTTATTACTGTTCAATAACAGTAGCTTTTTTCCAATCACACTCCTCATAAAAAACCATACCATCTGCATCTTTTCTATTTTCTGAAAAGTATTTTGGTGTCATTTCTTTAGCTTCTTTTTCAGAGTTTGCTTTAACATCAACATAAGCTAATGCTTCTATTTCTACTCTATATGTTTTCATTGTTTCTCTCCTTTTCATCTTGTTCTTTGATTACCTTTTGCAAACTTCTAAAATGTTCTACATCTAATTTAACATTTCTTTCATTTGCAAACTCATTTAAATCAATAAACCATTGGACAACTGATTCTTTTTCTTTAAATGGTTTATTTTTTTCTGATGGAAAGTGCTTATCAAATATTTCTATGCACTTTTCCATTTCTTTTTTTGTTATCTTCATATTTGCTCCTTTAGTTGTTTTCATAAGAAAAATGTACTATATGTGAGAAACAATACCTGTCTAATCGTACAGAAACTTTTGGACAGATATATAGAACAGATATAGAACAAATGGCTGATATAGTACAAAAATCAACAGAATACAGAATTAAACAAATAGAGATAGCAGAAGCTAATTATTATAGATCACTTGTAAAAGCCTTAGATAAAATAGAAAGAGAAATAGTAGCACTTGCTAATAAAGATTTAAGAAGAACTACTGATGGCAGACTTATAGAACTTCAAAGTGCAATAGCAATCAGACCAAAGATAAAAGCAATAATTGATAGAGAATATCTAGCTTGGTCAGATACAGTTGTTAGAGAGGGTTTTACTAAACAAGCTAAAAGAGTTGAGAAAGCATTTAAAACATTAGAATCAACATTACCATCTGGTC